TTTGCCAATCTGCCCCGCGTAGTTGTCCCGGATCAGTCGCCGGGTGAAGCAAGGCTCGAGGACGTTGTCGCATAGGGAGTGCTGCACGACCTTCCCCTCGAAGTCGATGGCGAGCACGAGGCGTTCCTTGGGCTCGTATACCTTGAAGGGGTAATACGGGCCGAAGGTGTACTCGCGTCGCTGAAGCCTCCGGGCGAGGTCGTCTGTGCGTTCCACGGCCTCCATGCGGAAACGCATGGCCGTGGGGTTGTCGCGCTTGCCGCAGCGGGTCTTTTTGTAGGCGGCATAGAGCGCGGTGAAGCTGTTGACGATGTTCTCCATGATTAAATTTTCCCTGCCGTGGATAGCTCCGGCCACGCTTTGCGTGCGCCGCCGGCCGCATCAGCAGTCCTGTGTTTACCCATGACCGCGCCGGTCAGACGGCGCAGGCTGCGGGAGGGATACGCCTTCCTTGGATGATGGTGCATAGTGTTCGCCGCCCTCCGCGGGCGGTTAATAAGTCGAGCTCTCCATCGAAGCGGGGCGCAGGCCGTTGTTGCCGTTGTAGGCGTTGTTCCTGTTCAGCGTGCCATCGGTGTTGACGTTGCGGGCGTTGTTGGCCGACCCGGCACGAAAAAACAAGGCGTACCCCACGGGGCTGCGGTTTTAGGTCTTGCCGACCATCTTGGCAGCCCTTTCTCTGTCTGATTTGTACCATTTGGCGGTCTGGTTTTTCACGCCGGCCGCCATCCTCGCCCAGTAGGCAAAGGCGTCGTCGTCGAGCCCGCTGAGGATCTCGTGCGCGAGCTCGATGTGGTGGATCAGCTTGCGGCAGTTGCGCAGCGCTGACCTCTGCGCCCGGAAACGCAGCTCCCGCTCCTCCGGGTCGGCGAGGAGCAGATCGTTGGCCTCCATGAGGTCGGCGACCAGATCGCTCGCTTCATTCATCATCCTTTGAGCGAGGCCGAGCCTCTCCTTCTTCGGGAAGATGTTGGCGTTGCGGGTCTTGATGTAGGTGTGTTTCTCGAGATCCTTGGCGTCCGTGATGACTTGCATCTCCGGGAGCTTCTCACGGCCGAAGGGCGGGCGGCCTACACTTGCCCGCTCGTATGACCTCGAGTGTCCGTTGCTTGCCGTAGTATCTCACCTCCTCGCCTTTGATGGTGATCCTCGCGCCGGTGCCGTCGTAGGCGGTGCCCTGAATAACGATCAGGCCGTCACCCTGCTCGCAGCAGGAGCAGGGCTGGGCCAGCTCGACAAACAGGTGCGCGATGATGCAGGACGCTTCTGCCAGCGGGATCGGGATGTACCCGTGGGCGTTCACGACTTAGCACTCGAGGCGCTGGAGCGAAGCGTTCCAGACGCCGGAGGTCAGCGTGATGCCATCCAGATCCACGAAGGTGATCTGGAAGGGGTTGGTCGTGATGTCGCTGAATACAGCGTCCCACAGCGTCGCGATCTTGCTGGTGTTCTGTGTCACGGACTTGGTCAGGTCGGTGACGGCCTGACGCGCTGCCTGAGCGATTGCGACCGCCTGCTCGGCGAGGGCGATGGCTCTGTTGGCTGTGTCCTGCGCAGCGAGGGCGATCCTCTTATAGTTTTCGTAGTCCTCCTTGGTGGCGTAGGCGTCCGCGGGGATGTATGCGGTCACGTTGGTGGCCGTTCCGATCACAGTGACGATGTCGATGGTTTTCTCGACGATGGTGGCGCCGCCGGTGGGTGGGATCCACTCAGCGAGGTCTCCGCAGTTGCCGTAGCAGTAGAGGATCTCGCCGACGTTGGGGTCGGGATCCTCTGCATACAGGCCCAGCTCGCGGTAGTAGAAGCCGTCGCTCGTCTGGTCGTTGGTAAAAATACCGCCGACCGCCACGGTGCCGTCGGTGTTGACCTTCAGCTTCGTGATGTCGATGGACGCCTTCGGGCTGACCACGTCGGTGAGGGAGCGGGGCGTCTGGCCCTCCTCGATGTAGCCGTCACCGAGGACGATGCGGGTGTAGTTGATTCTTTCGCCGGCCGCGCCCTTAGCGAGCACGATCAGGCCGGCCGCTGTGATGTCGTTGTTGATAAAAGCAGCCATGCGGGTCTCCTTTCTTGGTTATTCGCTCGCCACGATCTCGCCGGTGCCGATGGTTACGGTCTCGCGGTTGTTATCGTGGACGAATGTGGCGTGGTAGAGATAGATCTCGTCGCAGCCCATGACGTGCTCCTCGTAGGTGTGATCCCTGACGGCCATGCCGGAAAATAGATACATTTCGCCGGTCAGGCAGATCAGGATCGCGTCGAGCCATGAGCTGCGGCGCTTTACGACGCCGAGCAGCTTTAGGAACAGGTCGAGGTTGTTGTTGACGAGCTCGGGGTTGTCGCTGAGCACCTTGAAGTGATGGGGCTTGCCGCCGTACTCATACCACTCGCGCACCTCGCCGGTGCCGAAGTAGTCGGTCACGATCTGCTCGACCGCGTAGCGGGTGCCGAGCTTGGAGTAGACGCGGTCGCTGTTGCGGATGACGGCCCGCTTCGCTTCGATGCTGGCGGTGCTGTCGTACCACTGGACATTGAGCTCCCACGCCATCTCGTCGAGCTCTGCCTCGCTGAGCTGGTCGATCTTGTCCCATCTGCTGAGCAGCTTCAGGCGTGCAGTGATGGCTCTGGTGGTTTCATCCGTGCCGGCTGCGAGCGCCTTGTTGCTGTCGTCCTCCTGCATCCATGCGGGGAGCAGCTTCAGGATCTCAGCCTCGTGTAGCCTCATTACACCACCCCCGTGACTCTCTGATGGCTCACTGTCAGGTTGCCGCTGAACTTTGCGACCTCCGTGTCGGTGACAGCCATGTGCTCAGGCTTGACCATGTCGACGCGGATCGCGCCGCTGAGGTTTTCGGCCCACGCCGGGGAGAGGATCAGCCTGCGGAGCTGGTCGGGGTTGACGTCTCGGCCGAGCGCTGCCGTCTGCCACTCGTTATAGCGGACGATGGCGCCGTCGGATCCTTCCACGTTGGCGATGACTTCGGCCTCGGTGTCTGGTGTGGCGTAGTAGACGAGCTCGATGTCGTACTCTACGACGCCGGGAGCCACTGCGCTGACCTTGTCGGTGAGCGGTCTGATGTCTTTGGTGTTGACTGCCTCCAGTACCTTCTCCAGCATGGCCTCGTCCGGGATCTGGCCGCCTTCCAGCAGCGGCACGATCTTGACGCAGCCCTCGAGGGTTTTGTCGACCTCGATGTAGATGTTTTCGGATCCCGCGAGGCTGCCGATCAGCTCGATGGTGAGCAGGTTGTCCTCGTAGGTGTAGGTGTAGTCCGTGAGCAGCAGCGCCCGCTCGGCGTTCTCGCTCGCCCTGACCACCAGCGTCATCTCGTCCAGCGGGCCGGCGAGGAAGGCGTGATCGTTATAGACCGCGATGGTCTTGGCGACTTCCTCGATCTCGCTGACCGCCTTGACGTCGGTGATGGAGCTGTCCGCTGTCAGGGCCCAGTAGATATAGGCCAGCTCAGGGCCGGCCGTGGATCTCTTGGCGGGTGCCAGTCGGATGCGCTCGCGGAGTCGGTCGTCGCCGTCCTTGGTGTATGGCTCGCCGTCGTCGCCTCCGGCCGTCTCGGTCAGGTTGGTGACGCTTTCGATGTAGGGGATCAGGTCGACGAGGGTGGTGATCGTGCCGGCTGCGTACCCGTTGTACTTCACGCCGTTGCTCACGGCAGAGGTCGGGATCTCCACGGAGTAGCTGCCCGCCTGAAGCACAGCGATCTCGTCGGTGGCGAAGTAGTTTTCGCCGTCCGGCGTCACTTTTGTCCATTTCGGGATGATGATGTTGCTGTCTCTCGGCGTGCTCACAGAGAAGCGCATGATCGTGGCCGCCTTGGAGCCTTCCAGACGCTTGACGTCGAGGCGTTCGCCGATGGCATCCAGCACCTCGCCTCTTGCGTAGCGGAGGAGGGTCTGCCGGCCGACGTCGTCGAGCGTGTTGTACAGAGCCACGAACACAGCCACGAGGGCCTCGCCGTAGATCCGGCGCTCGTCGCCCGGATAGAGGGGCTCGCCGGCGCCCTTCTCCAGCATGGTGATGATGGTGTTGTAGATGGTGGAGGCGTTGATCTCGGTGAGATGGATGTCCTCGCCGTAGATGTTGGTCTCGTCGCTCATTGTTTCCACCTCCTTCATGTGATGTTCTCGATGCTGGTTGCGAGCTCGAAGCTGCCAGCCTTGGCAGCCAGAGCCTCCAGCTCGGCGCTGTCGAGCTTCACGCGGGGCTCGTAGGTTTCCACGACGAACTCCACGTCAGCAGCCAGCTCGGGGCCGGCCAGCTCGCTCGGTTTGTCGATCAGGGTGCGGTCGATCCCCTTGATGCGCTCGTATGGCACCTCGCCGCGGATGGTTTTGAGAAGATTTTGCACGCAGGTCTGTGGCCTGCCGTTGCCGCTTGCTTTCATGGGATCACCTCGCTTTACTTGACCGTCAGTTGTGTGTTGTTTGGTTTGTGCGCTGCTTTGTCGGAGCTTGATGCCCCGACGTTGACCGCGCTCAGCCTCGGGCCGGTGCCGCCGGAGACGCCCGCCGGAGAGTTGCCGGATCCGCTGCCGGATCCCGCCTTCTTGCTGCTTGCCTCCTCTGCGTACTCGGTGAGGGTGATGGCGATCTTGCCCTTCAGGATCCTGCCGAAGTCGTCGAGCGTTGTGTCACTCAGGGTGACGGCGGTGAGCTGAAGGTTGGCA